AATGCAGATATTTTCTCCTAGTTCTACAACAAGATCATTTTTAGAACAACGTGATATTAGTTATATGAACGAATATTGGCCAGATCGAACAGCAACGGGAACGCCACGATATTGGGCATGGTGGGATCACAACACAATTTATGTTGCACCAACACCAGATTTAGCTTATAACGTTGAGTTAGGAATTACTAGATTACCAACAAGACTATCTAGTTCAAATACAACCTCTTGGTTGGGTAATAATGCTCCGGCACTATTGCTTTATGGATGTCTTGCAGAAGCCTTCAAATTTTTGAAGGGACCAGCGGAAATGCTGCAATTATATGAACAATCATATCAACGTGCCCTTCAAGAGCTAGTTATAGAACAGCAAGGAAGACACCGAAGAGATGAGTACATGCACGGGGCGTTAAGAACTCCTTTGCAATCACAGAACCCATAGGAGGATAAAACATGGCAATAACTCAAGCTGTATGCACAAGTTTTAAACAAGAATTGCTAGTAGGTACGCATAATTTTACAGCTACCAGTGGTGATACTTTTAAAATAGCACTTTATACAAGCTCAGCTTCACTAGACGCAACCACAACTGCTTATTCAAGTTCCAACGAGGTATCAAACTCTGGAACATACACAGCAACAGGCGGAACGCTTACAAGCGTAACTCCAACAACAAGTGGTACAACTGCAATTTGTGATTTCGCTGATATATCTTTTACATCAGCAACCATAACTGCAAGAGGCGCATTAATCTACAATAGTTCAGACTCAAACAAAGCTGTAGCTGTATTAGATTTTGGTGGAGATAAAACATCTACTAGTGGAACATTTACTATTCAGTTTCCAGCGGCAGATGCGAGTAACGCAATATTAAGATTAGCCTAGGAGATTAAATGGCATTAGTCATTAATGATCGTGTAAAAGAAACCACGACAACCACAGGAACAGGGACTGTTTCTCTTGCTGGTGCAGTAACTGGTTTTGAAACTTTTGCTGCTGGTGTTGGTAATAGTAATACAACGTATTATGCTATTGTCCATCAAACAGCAAACGAATTTGAAGTTGGGTTAGGCACACTAGATGGTGATAGTTCTGATTTAGCAAGAACAACTGTCATATCTTCTTCTAACAGTGATAGTGCGGTTGATTTTGCAGCAGGTACGAAAGACGTATTTTGTACAATTCCCGCAAGTAAATTAATATTTGAAGATGCGAATAATGATGCGACTGTAGGACGTAATTTAACAGTAACAGGTGATTTAACAGTTTCTGGTGATGATATTACCATGGGAACAAATACAAACACCGCTATCATGGTTGCTGATGGTACAAATTTTAATCCTGTTGTTCCAAGCGGAGATGTTAGTTTAACTAACGCAGGTGTCTTTGGTATTGCAAGTGGCGTTATTGTTAACGCTGATGTTAATGCAAGTGCGGCTATCGCAATGTCTAAAACTGCTTTCGTTGCAGGGACAGGTGTATCTTTATCAACTAACACATTAAGTGTAGATGCAGCACAAACAGGCATTACATCAATTTTAGCAACAGATGTTAAAATTGGTGAAGACGATGAAACAAAAATAGATTTTGAAACTGCTGATACAATTAATTTTTATGCAGGTAATGAAAAACAATTAATACTTACAGACGGTGCTTTAACACCGGGTGCTGATAACATACTTGATCTTGGTAGTAGCGGTGTCGAATTTAAAGATGGATTTTTTGATGGCACTGTAACAGCAGACGCTTTTGCAGGACCATTAACAGGTAATGTAACAGGTAATGTATCTGGAACGGCTGCCACAGTAACTGGTGCGGCACAAACAAACATTACTTCTTTAGGAACACTGACAGCGCTCACTGTTGATAATATAGCTATTAACGGAGCTACAATTGGTCATACTGATGATACAGATTTAATTACTTTAGCAGATGGTATTGCCACTGTTGCAGGAGAAATATCTGTAACAACTTTAGATATTGGTGGCACTAATGTGACATCTACTGCTGCTGAATTAAATTTATTAGACGGTGTTTCCGGATTAGTACAAGCAGATTTAACTAAACTTGCTGCGGTTGATGCAACTGCCGCTGAACTAAACATTATGGATGGTGGCACATCTGCAACATCTACTACTTTAGCAGATGCAGATAGATTAGTAACAAATGATAATGGAACGATGGTGCAGGTAGCACTATCTGATGTAAAAACGTATTTAACAAGTGCAGGATTTTCAAGCGAAGACCCTACGGCTCTTGCAATCGCGCTCGGTTAATAATATAATAGGAGGATAAATGGCTAATACTTTTAAAGTTGTAACTAAAGCAGGAGTTACCAGTGCTGATGTTATCTATACTGTTGCAAGTTCTACAACAACTGTAGTTCTTGGGATAATGATAGGTAATACAACAACTGGTCAGATCACTGCTACAGTTAGTTTAGCTTCAGATACTGGTAACAGAGCAGGTGCAAATAACGAGGCTAACCAAACGGTTGAACTAGTTACTACGGCGCCAATTCCTGTTGGCGGAACTTTGGAACTACTCGCGGGCAACAAAGTCGTAATGGAAGCAACAGATGCGCTGTCACTAACAGCAACTGGTGCGGCTGACATTGCTTTGTCAATCATGGAGATAACGTAGAATGGCATATGTAGGTACACCTTTAGATACCAGAAATACTTTTCAATCTCTTCAAGGTAAGAGGTTTAATGGTGATGGAAGTACAACTGCATTTACTTTAGATGTAGCACCTTCATCAACATTAGACATTGAAGTATTTGTTGGAAACGTAAGACAAGACCCAAACTCAGCATACACTTTATCTGGAACAACACTAACATTTACTGGTGCACCTCCTAGCGGCACAAACAATATTTATGTTGTTCATCAAGCAAAGAGTGTAGGTACAATAGGAATACCAGATGACACTATCTCTGCTAGAACTTTAGTTACATTAGATAATTCTGCTGACCATGTATTAATAGAAGATGCTACTGATGGTGAATTAAAAAAAGCATTAATACCTGCGGCTTCGTTTGCAGGTATAGATGACCAATCATCTTCCAACGATGACCAACTTACAATCACTGACACTGCTGTAGTAATTAACGAAGATTCAGATGACGTAGATTTCAGAGTAGAGTCAAACGGAAATGCTAACATGCTTGTTGTTGATGCGAGCACTGATTGTATAGCCATTGGACAAGCAGCAGGTTCTGGTTCTTATGAATTAGATATTGCAGGTGATATTAGACTATATAATTCTGGCGATGGTTTCGAAACAATAGATTTTGATTCTAATAGAGGAAGTGCAGGAGATTTTCTTGGCGATATTACAGGTAAATGGAATGGCACTGATGTAGCAAGAATATCGCTTAGAGCAGGTTCTGATACAACCAATAAAGATGATGGAGTAGTAGTTTTTGAAGTTGCTTCTGCAGGAACTTTAGTTGAATCATTTCGTGTTATTCGAACAGGTAATGTTTGCGTAGGTAAAGCATCTGATTCTTTTGGAACAGCAGGTCATACTTTTTATACTGAATCGGGTTCAGTGGGAGCTACTGAAATTACTTCTCAAAGTGGTATTCGTCCTTTAGCTATACAAAGATTAGGAGATGATGGAGAATTAATATCTCTACACCAAGCCGGAACTAAAGAGGGTAATATTTCAGTTAGTGGCTCTACGGTTTCATATAATACATTTTGTGGGTCTCACTGGTCAAGACTTGCAGATAATTCAAAACCAACCATACTTCGTGGAACAGTAATGGAATCTGTTGCAACCATGTGCGATTGGTACCAAGCGGTAGCACAGGTCGCAGAATCCACTGATAGTGACGGAAACGTAACACCCGCTCATAATGTTAAAGAGTCAATTATTTTACCAGATGGTAAATCAGTAGGTGACGCTGTAACCTTTACCTCACAAGGCAAAGAGTATACAGGTAAATATGTAAAAGAAGATAATGAACAATTACCGATGTGTAAAATATCCAACACAGCAGACAGTAAAGCTGTGTATGGCGTGTTTATGGCATGGGATGACGCTGATGATGGATTAGATGGCGATGTAAATGATATGAATGTTGCTTCTTTAGGAGCGTTTGTAGTAAGAGTACACAAAGACGAAACAGTTGCTATTGGTGATTATTTACAAAGTAAAGGCGATGGCACAGCAAAGAAACAAGCAGATGATATTTTACGAGCAAGTACAATAGCTAAAGTAACATCAACAGAAAAAACACATGAGTATGCAGATGGTTCGTACTGCGTTCCATGCACATTACATTGCGGATAAAAGGAGTAACACATGAGTAAAACAACAATACCAAGAGGTGGAATTACAGCAGATGCTATTAATGCAACACTCGTAACAGATGATGCGATTTCTGATGAACATTTAGATGTTACTGCTGTAACAGGTCAAACGGCCATT